GTAAAATCAAGCAGTTAGACCTTGCCTTGCGCAAGCAATTGCCACCAGCCCACCAAAACCCTATCATCAGCGGATCTTATGTCACTGGAAGATGTGATGAGCAAGACCACCAAAACCGCCAAAGCCCAGGCCGCGCCAAAACCCGCGCCCAAGAAAACAGGCCGCCCCAGCAAATACACCCCTGAGATCGCCCAAGAGATTGTGGAGCGCTTAAGTAACGCTGAGCCATTAAGACAGATATGCAGAGATGAGGGTATGCCAGCATGGCAAACAATCTACGATTGGATGTATCGAGATGATGCTTTGGGTGCGGAGGGCGTCGGTCTTTCCAGAGCAATCGCACGCGCACGCGAAATCGGCTACGACAAGATGGCCGAGGAATGTCTCGAGCTAGCTGACACGCCTAAGTGGGGCACCAAGCAAGTTGAGACTGAAGATGGCATCACGGTTACCAGGGAAGACATGCTTGGTCACCGTAAGCTGCAGATCGAGACACGGCTCAAGCTGCTGGCCAAGTGGAATCCCAAGAAGTACGGTGAGCGCCTCACTCACGCTGGTGACGCTGACAATCCCGTGGCCATGCAGGCTGACATCAGCATCTTTGACGCCATGTTAAAGAACCTCGAGAGCAAGAGGCAACTTGGGGACAAGTGATCTTGAGGTCCTGCTCAAAGATCCACAGATCCGCGAGCAGTACACCAGGCTAGAGCCACAAGCGGCTGCCGCCTGGTCCTGGCGCATGATGTGGCTCACACGAGCACTCAAGCACCAGATCCTACCGCACGGTGACTGGTGGTCCATATGGCTGATGCTTGCAGGCCGCGGTGCCGGCAAGACCAGGACGGCTGCGGAGCAGATCGGCTGGTGGGCACAGTCCTACAAAGCCACCAGATGGCTCGTGGCGGCGCCAACGAGTAGTGATGTGAGGGGTACATGCTTCGAGGGTGATTCGGGCCTCCTGAGCGTGATTCCTGCGGTCCTGATCGCTGATTACAACAAGGCCTTGCACGAGATCAAGCTGACTAATGGCTCACTGATCAAAGGCATACCGGCTAGTGAGCCTGAGCGCTTCCGCGGTCCGCAATTCCACGGCGGGTGGTTGGATGAACTTGCCGCCTGGGAGTACATTCAGGAAGCCTGGGACCAGATCCAGTTTGGTATGCGACTAAAGTTGCATGACATGAAGACCAGGCTGATCTGCACGACGACACCCAAGCCCAAGGACCTGATCATCGACCTGATCAGCCGCGAGGGCGACGATGTGGTGCTTACCACTGCCAGCACTTACTCAAACCTGGATAACCTGTCCGAGAACTTCAAGCGCCAGATCCTGCAGTACGAAGGCACCAAGCTTGGCCGCCAGGAAATCTACGCTGAGATCATCGACCCCGAGGAGGGCGGTATCGTGCAGCGCGACTGGTTCAAGCTTTGGCCTGCTGACAAACCCATACCCAAGCTCGAGTTTGTGGTCCAGAGCTATGACTGCGCCTTCACTGAGAAGACGGTCAACGACCCCACCGCAAGCATCACTTTCGGTGTCTTCAAGCCCCAGGACGGTGGCATGTGCGTGCTGATCATCGACGCTTGGCAGGATCGGTTGCAGTACCCCGACCTGAAGCCCAAGGTCATTGACGAGTACGAGATCATCTTTGGTGAGGGCAAGACCGCCAAGAAGGTGGATCTCGTCCTGGTCGAGGACAAGGCTGCCGGCATCGTGCTGATCCAGGACCTGCAGCGCGCACACATCCCAGTGAGGGCTTACAACCCTGGTAGGGCTGACAAGATCCAGCGCCTGAGCATCGTGGCCAACATCGTAAAAGCAGGAAGGGTGTATGTGCCTGAGTCCAGCAACCGCGCTGGCTATGTCCGCGACTGGGCTGAGGCCATGGTCACGCAGATCTGCAGCTTCCCGAATACCGACCACGATGACTTTTGCGATGCCTTCAGCCAGGCGCTCAGATACCTCAGAGACGCAAGCTGGCTCAATATCGACCCGCTACCGCCTGATGACTACGATCCCGAGGACTATGTGGACGCAGGCATCACGAGGACCAATCCGTATGCAAGCTAACCGCAAAGGGTTATCATCCCGCGCAAACGGAGGCGATGATGCCCAAGCCAACAGACGCTAAGAAGGTACTCGAGATGCTGTACGGTGCGCCCAAGCCTGCCGTCAGCCGCCTGGACATGAACTTCAAGGATGTCACCAAGCGCATGCCTGAGCTTCAGCAGGCCGCCAGGCTTTACGAGCAGGGCAAGATCACCCGCGAGCAGTATTACGCCATCGTTGACCGGCTTAAGCCTGTCACGCCTTACGACTTTGTACCCAAGCCTGCCACGGCTGAAGAAGCCCTGGCCGCACTGTCAAGCGACAAGGCCAAGAACTTTGGCCGCACTGACTTGCTCGTGCCAGGTGAGACCGTCATGAGCAGGCTTGACATCCCAGCCTATTCAACTAAGGGCGTGTTTGTCACATCACAGCATCGCCACAAGCCACCGGCTGATGAGCCTAAGACCATTTACACGCCAACGATGGTGCTCGAGGGCGAGACCAAAATGCTGCCCGGCACTAAGGCTGCGCGCAAGGTTGCCTTGGGCTTAGATGACAAGTCATCGTTTGCCACCATCCGAGGGGCCTACAAGCCCGTCAGTGACGAGGAAGCACTCGAGATGGCCATAGATGCCCTGCGTCGCAAGGAGTTCGCCCAAATCGGCTATGACCCTGAGCGCCGTGGCCACTTCTACGATCGCAGGACCATGGAGCCGATCATCGGCACTGAGGAAGGCATCATCCAAATCGGGCCGCTCGTGCTGGGCAAGAAGCCTGTCCGCGGCAATTCCGAGGACTTCGAGTACAAGGAAGGCGGCGCAGTCCACATGCAAGACGGTGGCGATCCCACCCAGATGTTCAACTTCAATCCCATGGCAGCCAAGGCTGCTAAGCAAAAGCAGATGCGCGAGTCCACGCCTGAGACACCACTCGGTGCGCTCAGCCGCGGCTTTGCTAGTGGCTTATTCGGCAACATTGAAGACCCGGTACCTTACACCGGCAGCATCATGGAAGGCTCGCCACAGCGCCAGCAATCGCAGGCAAACCTGCGCGAGATTGGCCGCAATGTGGGCGCACTGACAGACATCGGCGGCATGGTTACGCCATTTGTCAAGCCTGCAGCGCAAGCCATCACACGCGGTGCTACAGCACTGGGCAGGACAGGCCTCGAGCAAGTCGATCGCGCCATGTTTGGCGAGGGTCCGCTTAGCAGCGCCTTAAGCATGGCAGCACCCCTGAATGTCAATGCGCCGGTCAGTAAGCTTGGCTTTTACAACCCAATCGAGGAGATGGCCACCACCCTGCAGCGCAAGCAGGGACCCGGGCAGGCTTTCCTCAATGAGTTCACACGGGCAGGCATCAGCAAGCAGCGCCTTGAGGAGGCAGGCCTAGCTCAAAAGCTTGCTGCCACGCCTAATGTCACGCGTGAAGAGGTCCAGGCCATGACCAAGGGCACCATGCCTGATGTTGAAGAGGTGGTCCTAAGCAGATCTGTCGTACCGCCCTACATGAAAGGGTTTGCCAACCTGTACATGCCAGACCTGAATGTCAATGACTACAGGCAGATCAATCAGTTGCGCAAGCTTGCCGATGAGCGTTATCAGAAGGCCCTTGCGGAAAACGATTTGGACGCCGCTGAGTTTGCGATGAAGGCCGAAGAGGACATCAACAAGTTCAGCAGGACTCACAGCTATGGCACCAAGCCTGGGGAGCGGCTGACCGAGTACCACGAGTATCAAGAGCCGGGCGGCAAAAATTACCGCGAGGTCTTGCTCAAGGTCCCGTCTTCAGAAAAGTACGATGACAACTTCCGCTCGTCGCACTGGTCGGACCCCAATGTCATATCCCATATCAGGATGAATGACCGTGTGGACGCTGACAACAAGAATGTGCTTTTTATTGAGGAGCTTCAATCTGACTGGGCGCAGGAGGGGCGTAAGCATGGGTTCAAAGACGATCCAACATTAGAAGATCGATTCAATAAACTCGCTGAAGAGCATCGTAATGTAGTTGCTAAGCGCAGTGAATTAGTAGTTGATCCCCAGCGCCAAGATGAATACAAAGCTTTGGCTGACAGAGAAAATGTTCTCGTTAAGGAGATGAATAAACTTCACGATGCGAAGCAGTATGGCCCTCTGTCTGGCCCGTTTGTCAAAAACACCAATGAGTGGGTTGACCTGTCCCTGAAGAACATCATCAGGCGTGCAGTTGATGAGGGCTACGACCGCGTTGCGTTCATTGACGGTTACAAGTCTTACCTGCGCTTCCCGCAAGGCGCCGATGGCGAGTCTACTGAAGCAGGGATGCGCAAGTTCTACGACGAGATTGTCCCAGGCAGGCTCAAGGCCCTGGTTGGCAAGGACAATGTGAGGACCATCCCAGGCATTACGCAACAGCGACCACTTGATGTTTCGCTGCAAGGCGATCGGTACTATGTGGTCGACGCTGACACCGACATTGCGATACTAGATCATCCTGGATTCCGAAGCCTTGAAAGGGCCGAGCAATACCTTGATGAGTTGTACAGCAAGTCAAAGTCCATGGATCAGATCGGCTTTGACATCACGCCTGAGATCCGCGAGAAGTTCAGCAAACCCATCCCTTACAAAGAAGGTGGCGCCGTGAAACGAGTTCACATATCTGATAACCCCGACACGATGCTGCTCGAGTTAACGCGTGCGCCTCGCATGCAAGAAGGTGGCAAGCTGCCGCCAGGCGTACGCCGTGCCATGGCCCAGCAACGCGGCACAGTGGCACCAATCCCTGGCATCAAGACGCCTGCCGAGTTTATTGGTGGCTATGTGGGTGCTGAGCCGCGGTTTAGCGTCATGGACCCCGATGCAGAAGCCCTTGAGAGGGCCTACAGGGCCGGTGAAGCCACGAGCGTGATTGGCGACATTGTTGGTTCCATCAGCCCGTTTGCGACCGCCTCAACGCTTGCTAGGGCTAATGCCCTGCCAGGGGCTGCGGTTGTTAAGGGCACGGCTAAAAAGGCTTTTACAGCGCGCGAGCTAAAAAGTGAAACTAATAAGGTGGCCAAGGCGATTGCTAAAGACAATCCAAAAATGAAACCTGAGGATGTTCAAAAGCGTGCGGCTACGATTGCAGAGAAAAATCTTACCTGGACCAAGGAGCAAAAGCCTGAGCTTGAAAAAACTTATGGGGAATTAGTTCAAGCGCCGGCGTCCGCGTCAGTTGGTGAGCGCCTACAAAATGTGCCTGAAGTGGTATCACAGCGTGCCAAAAAAGCTGAAGAGTTTTTAGCTCAGCCCACCGAGCCTTGGCAGCCACCAAGGCCTGAGCTACAGGCGTTTGATCGGGCCATGATTAAAGATGCTATGGAAGGCTTCCCAGGTATTGAACAGACTGCATTTCCGCGCTACATGCCTCCTAAAGCAGATTTAAGTTACATCGAAGAGATATACCAAGACCCGCGCAATCGGGCGCTTATTGAGGCGCAAATCAAACGCGGGCTGCCATTGGGTGGCGAAACTTTTTACGCTTCGCTCTATCCCATGAAGATGGCGGCGCTTGAGCGTGGCATACCTGAAGAAAAGTTTAATCAGTTTATCTACAGCACTGCCCCAGCATCAGCACGCAATTCGATCATGAATGAAATGGCGGTCGGTCAATTCCTGCGCGACATGAATGCGCGAGGCCTTCCGCTTGATGAGGAAACCGTCAAACGCGAGATGGCCGCATTCAAAGAAAAGTACGGCAAAGGTTTGCCATTGATGCCAATCCATCGCGAAGGCGTAAAAAATGTGCTTGAGGGCAATCTTGATTTGCGCGAGCAGTTAAAAGCCGACATCCCAACTAACTACAAGATCCCAACATACGGCACGCAAAAGGCTGGCGATTTTGGCAAATCAGTGGTGCTTGATGTGCATGAGGCCTCAGGTCAAACGCAGGGCAGTCGCTTCCATCCTTACTTTAGCGAGCAAGGTGGATTTGGCTCGCGCGAGTACGGCGCTGCAGAGCAACAAATGATGGATATTGCCAAGGGCTTGGGATTGCCTGGCGGCACAGCGCAAGCCGGTCGCTGGTTTGGTGGCGGTGAATTGACCGGGTTAGTATCGCCCCGCGGTGATGCATTAGATCTGCTTGAGCGTCAAGCCGCTTATACGCTTAACGGCATGGGCATCAAACCTACGCCACGCAATGTGCGCAACTACCTACTTGACATGATTGACACGGGCGAAGGCGTACTCATGCCTTACTACAGCAAGAATGTGCCAATGCCTGATGTCCGCACCGAGAAAAAGAAGGGTGGCGCCGTGAAGAAGTCAGCGCTTGATAGCGTTAAACGAGGATACAAACATGCCTGAGATGCCTATTGAGCAGGATTATGGCCGCTTCATTAGCGGTATGGCCGATGACGAGGTACCCGTCGCTGATCTGTCAGCCGAGTTGCCCGATGAAGAGGCTGAGATTGAAGAGCTTCCTGACGGCTCGGCAGTGGTTTACATGCCAAGCACTAAAGGGCCGCTGGAAGATCCCGACTTTTACGAGAACTTAGCAGAAGTTATAGATCCCATTACGCTGGACGGCTTAGCATCACGCTACTTAAACCTGCTAAATAAGGACAAAACAGCACGCGAGGACCGCGATAAGCAGTACGAAGAGGGCATCAAGCGCACGGGTATGGGCAAAGACGCCCCTGGTGGCGCTACTTTCTTTGGTGCCAGCAAGGTAGTTCACCCCGTTATTGCTGAAGCCTGCGTGGATTTCGCCTCAAGGACCATCAAAGAGCTATTCCCGCCTGATGGCCCGGTCAAAACCAAGATCTTGGGTGAGACTGACGAGGAGAAAACCAAGCGTGCAGAGCGCAAACGCGACTGGATGAACTGGCAGCTTACCGAACAGATTGAAGAATTCCGCGATGAGCAAGAGCAACTGCTCACGCAACTGCCCCTTGGCGGCTCTCAGTACCTCAAACTGTACTGGGACGATAAAAAAATGCGCCCGGTGGCTGAGTTTTTGCCCATTGACAAGGTCCTAATTCCGTTTGCAGCCACAAGTTTTTACACCGCACAGCGCGCTGCAGAGATTCATGACATCACTGAGTTTGAATTCAACCAACGCATTGATGCAGGCCTGTATCGCG